TTTTGTATAACTCAGTCTCGTTAGCCATCTTAGCTAACTCACCATCTTGAGCCATCTTCGCTAAATCTAACTGAGCCTTTGCTTTAGCCTCTGGATCAGGAATAAGTTTATCAATGAGCTTGCCGCCCACGTTTAAAAGTGCATCTAGTCCAATCATTTCTTTTCCTCGGTTTGGTTTAGTTTGATGCCCGACAAGAAGCCAATCATGCCGCCAATCAGGGTGGAGAATGCGGGGCTAATCATCTTGAAGATTTCACCGTTATCTACCTCTTTAGCCCATAGACCAAGGAGGAACGCAACAACCATAGCTAGTACCGAAATACAAAGCGTAATGCTGACCATGAAGGTCACATAGAACGTCAGTTTGTCTTTAATGTTTTCCATTTACCCCTCACACAAGTTTGTCAATGTTACGTTTAAGATTTGCAATATCAATGTTCAAAGTGATCTGTCTCATTCTGAATTGATATATCTCGTATTCGTACTGGTGAAACTTCTTTACTTGCTTATCAACTTGAACCTGATTTGCTCTCTCAGCATCTAGCTTCTCTATCCGCTTGGCAAACACTTCTCCCTGAGTCGATGCCATCGGCTGAACTATGGGATACCATTTATCGAAGCTGAATTTCACTTCTTTTCCCTTTCAACAGCCCTTGCGTAATAATAAAGAACCTTGCTCCTTAACTCCGCACTATCCGCTACACCCGCCCAATTTGCTAGGTTATTCCAGATTCCTACCAGTTGTTCGGAAGAGCAGTTATCACCATTTGTCGTAAGCCATTCTGACAATCTTTGATGCCTCTCCGATGGGTTTCCCAGCCAACTCAGAGCGTAAAAGTCTGAAATTGTGCAAGGCGCTTTGGCACTGACCCAAAAAACAAAACAAAGAAACAATAAAAGAAGCCATTTCACACAAATGCCTAATAATTATTGTTGAGGAGTCATCATAGTGCTTAGTAAACCTCTTGTGTAATAAGAAGGTTGTGGCCCAGGTGTAGTACCAGTTAACAAACCACTCATAGCATTTTCAGCAGATTGTCTACGCAATAATGCTTGCAATTTATCTGCAGCAAAACCTCCAACGGCAATTGGAATAGCTATTTCTGGTTTTGCAATTGATCCTGCAAAAGCTCCACCAGCCATGATTTGACTGCGTTGTGGATTAAACTTAGCCATCAAAGTTAGCAAAGGGTCTAATGAACTACCCTTAACAACTGCTTTAATAGCATTTTGTTCATCTTTGCTAAACAGGTTCATTTTATTTTTGTTTGCAGCAAGAGTAATAAATCCTTGACGAATTAATTCACTTTCAGATGCAGTAGGGTTTAATGCTTTAGTTTCTGCAATATCTAAAACATTTTGAAGTGTAGTTGCACGACTTAGATTTCTAAAATCCTTTCGAGCATCCATGATTGTCTTAACAGCAGTGTCAATTCCACCCGCACCAGAAACAACGTCTTTAGGAGACAAAGAAGATACATGGTCATCAATCGTATCAACCATCTCACCCGCTAAGCGACGAATATTTTTATCAGGATTGCTTTTTAAGTTGTTTGCCAATCTACGCATCTGTTCAACATTGTCAAATGTAATATTTCCTCGTTGAAGTATGCTTTCATATTTATTTAAAATGTTAGCAACTGAAGCGGCATTTTCTGGAATGTAATCAACTGCATCAAGTCTTGTTTTTATCTTGTCAACTAAATTAGTTGCATTCTGAGATGACAACTCAATGCCCTCATTGCTTACTTTTGTATATGCACGACTTGCTTTCTGCTGAACATCAGCCATTGTTGTTGTTGGCTGTTTTCCAGATGCAATACGTCCTGCAATATCACCCGATGTCTTACCAACAGCACCCGATACTCCCAAGGCGGCAATAGTAGCCGCAAGGTCACTTCCAGTAATGTCTTTTGTAATTTCTGCAACAGGTTGTGCAACCATTGGAGCGGTAGTTGCGGCAGGAAGTTGCCGAACAAGATCAGCACCAAATACTGTTTTAGGAGCAGTACCCGCCATTCCACCAGCAGAGGCTAATCCTTGCATACCCGCTTGAGCAGCTCTTTCAAAACCAGTTTGAGGTTCTGGAACGCCTAATTGTGTTAATCCTTGGCTTTGTTCTTTAGATAGATATGGTGCACGTTTTTCTGAGCCGACAAGATTTGCTCCGACATTGTATGCACCACTTAAAAAATCAGTAACAATGTTTGCGGGTGCTGATACACCAGTAACAACAGCTCTTGTTGCCAAGCCAAGTTGGCGTTTTAACATATCAGCCAAACTTGCTTCTTTAGGCGCTTCAGCAACCATTGGCTGTGAAACTGGTTGTGCAGTTGGCTGAACTTCTGTTTCACCTAAACTAACCTTAATTTTGGCTAAAGCTGCCTCATTTGATAAACCATCAGGTAGCTCATAAGATAAGCCTTTGTATTCATAAACAGTCGACATAATACTTACCTTTAGTCAAGTTTAATAGGGTTTTGTGCTGTACCAGATGCTGGCCCGTAATATGGGTCTACGCCTTGTGATCTACGACGACTATCAATACGTTTTTGAGTATTTTCTTTAGCTTTTACAGTAGATTTAACAAAATCATCAAGCGCTTGTTTAGTAACTTTTGTATCATATTTTCCAAAAGCTGCAATAAGTTCATTGGCAAATCGCAGTACGTCTTTATCTGTTTGAACACCTTTAGCGGCATCCGTCTTCAAGTTAGTTGCTGCCTGAACAGCACGTTCTAATTCAGCAAATTTTTGGCTTTCAGGAGTAGAATTACCAGCAGCATTTTGAGCTTGGTAACGTAAGTTATTTATAGGGCCAAGTTGTAATGCAGTTTTCCCTGTTTTTGCATCAGGAGTTAAAGATGCAATTGCTGGCGCTAAAGAAGTCTCTCTAGCTGTTAAGGAATCAACTAATTCAATATCCTTGTCTTCTTCTTTTTGTAGAGAAGGAGCTAAAACTTTTGGCCCTTTAAGTGAAGTTGCTAATATTCTTAATTCTTTTGCAGAATCAATTTTCATTTGAGCAATTTCTTTAGCAGTAGCACCTGCTGCACGAGCTGCTTCAATTCTCGCATCAGCCAAAACTTTAGCCGCATCAACTTTTGCTTGATTTGCTAAATTTGCCGCATCAACTCTTGCCTGATTTGCTGCAGTTTTATCAGCAGATGCTTGTAATGTCGCCAAAACCTTATCTGGAGATCCATATTTAGTAACAATATTAAGAATATCATCTTGAGTAGCATTTTGTGGAAGTTTAGACAACTCATCACGCAATTGTTCTTCTTGCTTAATAGACAATTCTGTTTTATTTGCTTGCGCCAAAGATGCTTTTTCAGCCGCAGTACGTTGAGCAACCAAAGCATTGCTTTCTGTCAACTTTTGATATTCACCTTGCAATAACATAGCACCTTGAGCATCTCCAGCTTGTGATAATGCGGAGATACCTTGTTTTACAGAGGCTGGATCATTTGGGTTAATCTGACGAGCGATTTGTTGACGCATAGTAATTCGAGCTAATTCAGGGTCTTCACCACCCAAACCTCGACCTACAGCACCACCAAGCATATTAGCGCCACGACCAATAGCAAAGTTTGCTTGTTGGAAAGGTGACATTTGTGCATAAGCTGCCGCTCGTTGGTCAACTACTGCCTGTTGGTTTTGCTGATACATTTCGGGGGTAAGACCGAATAAAGATGGAACTATATCTGCCATGATTAATAATCTCCTTCACCAAATGTACCGCTTCCACCACCAAAAGCACCATATTTATATGATGGAGAGAAGGCATTACTAACGCCTCTTATAAACGCAGGATTTTGAGACGCACCAACTAATGCAGTTGCAAATGGATTATAAGCATTAGCACCATACATTGAGTTTGCCGCATTAGTACCACCTTGGAACAAAGCATTAGCACCTGTTGGATTGGCGACTTTTGCTCCAATACCAGTACCAATATCTAGTGGCTGTTGACCAAGTTGTTCAAGTCCTGTAGCTGCTGACAAATATGATTGATAAGGGCCAAGAGCCGATGTTTGCAAACCATACATTTGATTAGCTAAATTTCCACCAGTACCAAATAATCCCGCACCAAAAGCTGTTTGCGCTTGCCCCGCTTGCATACCTTGTGCCGCCAATTGTGCATCTTGTTGAGCAAGAGCATTGTAATATGCTTCCATCTCAGGATTAGCCGCTCTTAACCCCTCGCCACCACCTGGACGCAAACCTGTTCCACCTACTGCTAAACCTGTGCGACCAGTATTAAAAAGATTTGTCTGTAATTGACCATATTGACGCTCACGACTAGGGGCTAATAGCTCTTGCTGTTGTGCAATATACTTCTGCGCTGCCTCTTGAGGAGATTGAGAAAGATACTGTTGGCCTAAACCAAATAAACTTTGAGCCGCCTGACCAATAGGAGCATATTGACCTTGCGCTTGTTCTGCCTGTGTAAGACCTGTTCCTGCTAGACCCAAGAATCTATCTTGCATAGCCTTCATTTCAGGAGACAAGTTGTAACCCGCGCCAGTTACTCGACCATTAGCATCAGTCGTAAAATTAGATGATCCAAATCGAGTCGTGACCCCTACAGGTCTAAAACGAGCTTCATCAGCCGCTAGTTGTGCCGCCCTAGTTTGTGCATCTGCTTGTATTTGTGCGGCTTTTTTGGCTGAATTACCACCAAATAAACCACCCAACAATGATGCACCGCCTCCAATTAATGCTGCTGTAATAGGCATATTAAACTCCAATCAAAATGTCATCCACTTTTGACGGGTCTTTTTCGTCAGTGGCGTGAATACAAAACCAAACACAATCTGTAATTGCTTTAACACCATGCACAAGACCCGCTTTGATCTCAATGCACGATGGCGCTTCAATAATCTCTATCTCATCACCCTTCATCACAGCTACCTTGCCTTTAGCAAGAATAGATAAGTGACTAAACTCATGCGTGTGCTTCAGAATGGCTGTACCCGCCTCAAATGAGGCTTCCTTAGCATACAAACCATCACTGAAGTGGTGCGTAATCATGCTGTACGCTTCCACATATAAACAACAATATATGGTTGAATATTTGCATTAGTTCCAGATGCGCCAGCAGAGTCAACTGTTGTAGCAACAGTAATACCAGTAGATGCGGTAGCAGTATTAGTCCTAACACTTATGTTAGCACCAGCTCCGCCATAAGCATAAGTACCAGTTCCTGTTTCTGTAAGGAAATTTCCAAGAGATGCTGCATGTGAGTGCGATGGATCAGTAACTGTTGTAGTTGTCGTGTGACTATGCGTTACAACAATAGCGTCTTTGCTACCACCAGTTTCTTCCAAAGTATCAAATAATGCGTCACTTCCATTCAATCCAACCATGACTCGACCAGCGCCAAATGCTGTCCAAGTTCCAAACCCAAGCAATGTTGCAGGATTAGTAGCCACAGAAGCATTGATGTAAATAGAGCCTACAGGATACAAAACTGCCAAAGAAGCTGTTACTGCCGCTGTAACAAAAGCAGTAGTAGCCAATTGAGTTGTGTTTGTTCCACTAGACGCTGTAGGCGCTGCTGGAGTACCAGTAAAAGTAGGAGATGCTAGATCAGCTTTAGTAGCAATAGCAGTAGAAATATTGACAAACTCAGTGTTAATCTCAGTACCTTTAACAATTTTTAAAGGATCACCTGAAGATAAAGCATCTTTAGTTGCAAAATTAGTGCTTTGTGTGTAATTACTCATACTGTTTTCCCATCTTTAGATTGGATTTCAATGCGCTGAATTGACAACGCAGTACCATTAATATTCGATTCATAACCAGTTTGCACGATTTTACCGCTTCCAGATGCAGAAGCACTTAATGTTTGTATAGCAACACCATTGGAATACTGAGCAACAACAGTAGCGTTTGCACCATACTCTGCAATACCATATTGAGATATACCCTGAGTTGGTATACTCACATTAGTAGACAAATAGTTGGTACTAAAGTCAAATCCCCACTTTATCGTAACGTACTGGCTTGATCCACCAATCACTACAACCTTGATTCTTTTTAGAAGTGAAGTAACATTTGCATTACCAAGGTCTGCATGGTTTGTGTAGTACTGAAAGCGATATGTAGAAGTATCATCTAATGAGTTACTATACTTGCCAATATATCCAGTTTTTCCAATGAGCAAATCACCATTTCTGCGAGAAACTAATGCAGAAGGCTCTATTGAATCCCAAGTTGTAACTCTATAAGAACCATCTTGAAGTTGACCACGAGTATCAAAACAATATACCTGTTTAACAATAGGCAAAACAAGCAGATAGAACGCTTCAGTCTCTGAATAAACAGACTTGATATTTGCAAGTGTCTCACCAGCAATACTAGTCATTAAATCACTGCGAACATTCTTAGACAAATCGCCAATTGGAACAGACTTCTCAAGCACTGTTCTAGCAAGCGATCTTACTCCTGAGTTTGATAAGAAAAGAATGTCTTTTCCTGTACTCTGAATTGAATCTCTTGCAATACATCCGATACTTGCAACAGTATCAGATAAAGTGATACTTGCAGGAGAGGTAGCCCCAGCATAAACAAGAATCTGTCTTTGACCAAAGATGACTAAAAAGTTATTGTGTGCTGCTAAACCAGTGATGTTGTCTGCGCCATTAGGCCAAACAAGATTAGTGTTCAAAGAGCCTGAAGTGCCTGTAGACCATATATGACCAGCTAGTAAATCAGAAAAGTAAACAGTTGTGTTATCAGTAGTTGTATCTGCAACCCACAAGCGTCCATAAGCGCTAAGAACAATGTTTCCTGATGGAACTGTTCCTACATATCCAGTTTTCTCGCTAACTCTACGAAACGTAGTGGTACTTACTGCTGGGTCAAATATCAATGGATCGTGGCCTTCTTGAAAGAAGTATGTAATACCATTTAGAGAAGCACAAGACCAATTATTTGCAGAGATAGTAGGCGCACTACCACCCCCACCATAAGTTAGCTCTGTTACTACATCAGAAGCACCAAGTTTAAAGAGCTTGTTATTTCCTGCAAACAGAATAGTCAGTGTTCCATCTGTTTGTACTAACTCGTGAATAACAGAAGGAGCATTAGAACCTAAGTTTCCAGAAGATGAGTTAACTTTTGACCAACCTTTTCGTGAACCAACACGACCATATCTGTCAATTACACAGTTAGTAGCAACCAAAGCAAAGCCAACCGCCAAATCTAATGGCGAATCTTGTGTATTCAGTCCATAAAAGCCTGGAGCTGAAATGCTTGCAGTCTGTAAGACTTGGCTCATACGGCTACAAACTCCTGATTTTCAGGATAACGTGTGCCTTCCAAAGCAATTTGGTCTGACAACATAGACCTATAAAGCTGATAAGCCTCAGAAGAATTCAATCCACCATCCTCACCACGTTCAACCAATGCCCTTGCATAAGCATTCTGAACAACAAGACTATCTGGTACTAATACAGATGTTCCATCAGAAGCTAATGTAGCCTGTGGAACAGTAAGTTCAAATGGAATGTTATACACGCCATCAGGTCTTGGATACAATGAAACTTTAGTGTCTCCATTGCTATCTACGCCATCAAAAGCATAGTATTGAGGAACACCTGTTGCTGTTGGAACAAGATTTTGAAACCTATTCATTTCAACAAAACTAATATTTTGCAATGGAACATTTGAGGTTGTATTCAAAGCATCTTGAACTTGGAACTTCTGTCCAGCATCAGTCATTGAGTAGCTATATGTACTAGAGTTTGTTGTAATTGTTACTCTTTTACTAAGTACATTCCAACTAAAAGCATCTTCAATTTGACGCTTTGCATCATTGACATACAAGCCAATTAAAGTTGAATAAGCAGTCTCAGCATTTGATGAAACCTGAGTCTCACGCAAACGAATCAATACATTGTTAATCAGTTGTAAAAATGTCATGCTCTTTGTACTCCCTCAATTTCAAAAGTTGCAAGTACAGACATCGTTGATCCAGCTTCAGAAGTTGCTGTTAAATAATCACCCTCTTCCATCACAAAATATTGTGTGGCTGAAATAATAGTTAATGTAGTTCTTGCTGATAAAACTTGTTCACTAACAATTAAAGTTGATGTACTAGCACTTGCGTCATACCAGCTAAATGAAATATGTTTGCTTGGAGATGTATTGCAAGCATGAATTAAGACACATCTTGCATAGTATCCAGTAGGCACTGTATACAGCGTTGTAGCTGTATTAGCAGTTAAATTCTTACTGATGGATACTGGTCTCATTTGTTCCTCTTAGAGATAGCTTTAGCTTTCGCTCTTGCATCTTCTTTGGACGTTGCGCCCCAAGCTCTAAGAGAAAGTAAAAGTCGGGTAGGCTTTCCATCTTTCATCTCAGCGCCAGGCATATTGCCCATTCGTGCTAAAAAGGATGCCCTACGAGGGTTATCTCCC